AACATCGGATATTTGAATATTACCGCTCCCGATAATATCAAAGTATTCCGATATTGTTATCCCTTTAATCTCACAAAATCGCTTCATTGACCATGTCCCCCAAATAAGCGGTATTGTTTGTTCACCGGCTTTAAATTGAAACATATTAATATGTTATTGTTTGAGTAAATGGAGGCGCAGCACATTTCATTGTAACGGTGAAGGTTACCAGTTCATCATCGGCAGCCACTTGCTCCAAAGAAGTAATGAAAGCCGTACCGCTGTAAACCGCTTCGCCTGTTGTTGGGGTTGCTTTACCGAATTTGATACCAACAACCAAACGGTTGATGAAAGCAGAATAAAGTTCAGGGAATCCAATATTTGTTGGCGCTCCTGTATCTGGATCAACTAAAAATCCTTCGCCATCAATAGAGGCATCGAATTTAACACCGGGCACGAACTCGTTGCCGCATTTACCGGAACCATCCAATTCGGTTACACTATTGGTGATTGTGTTGCTTGTAAGACATACAACAGTCTTGTAGGTAACTCCACCTGTAAGATCTATTGCTACTATAATATCCCGACCGTTTACTTTTGGCATAATTTTAAATTTGATACAAAGTTAAGATATTTGAATGACTGTATTTTTAAACCGGATTAATGTACGAAATACATTATCTGCCGGGTTTAATGCTGATAAGTTATTGATTGATTGTATGGATGTAGTGGCCACCTGAAACGATGAGGAAGGTACTAAATTAGCGTTTGAGTTTATGATTGCCAGTACTTGGTCTGCGGCTTCTTCGCTGTCTTTGAACCCGAATCCGTTTCCTTTGATTACGCAATCAATTAATACATAACATTCGCTCGTGAAATCGCATTTGGCCTTCATTTGGCCGGATGTACGCTCACCTATTAAAATATAGCTGTCAGATGCGTTCTGCGGAACCATTCCATCGTATACCTTAAGTATACTGCCGCCTATTGTTATTTGGCCTGTAAGGGCTGTGTAATAGGCCGGAATAAGGTATTTAAAAGGATTCTTCATTCATACAAAGATAACTTTATTTTTTTAGCATGATTTCGATACGCTTCATTAGTTCTTTCCATTCGCGGAAAGCCGGCGCGAAGAAGAACGGCTGCGCTTTTCCATTTCTTACATTACCATTATACTTTTGATATTGTTTAGCTTCTGCTTCTAAGCCTTTTGGTATATCTTTACCAGTTCCAGTTCCAAACTCTACATAAGGGGCATAAGATGAACCGGGGCCAGTTGAAACGACTGCTTTATGTAATGGCGGTAAATTTGGTACTATATCTAAAGATGATCTAAGAAGTCCAAAATCTACCTTGGCTAATTGTTTTTGCGCGGTATTTATATCTGCTATTGTTGCTTGCATTTCTGCATCAACTCCTTTAGTAAGCCCAACATCCAGTTTTTTTAGTGATGCCTCTAATGCCTTTGTTCCGCTTAAAGATACCCTTATCATAAATCATTCGTATATGCGAATATTTCCCAATATTGATACCGATTGTCTATATCGCTTATGCTGTGTATGTCGTATATCTTACCGTTAAATTGTATCTGCCAATCATTCGTTAACGATACATTTTGTACCCGGATAGTAAAATTAATGGATTGATTATATGCTATTGAAGCCTCTTCTAATGCCCTTGAATCCTTCGATGGTATTGCGCTACACCACACGACACCGAACGGTACAAATGCCACCGTAGTTCCGCCGCGGCCATCTGATGTGTATATTGGCTGCAATAGTGTTGCCGTATCTTTCAGCAGTCCGGCTGTAATCATGTTGGATCTTGCGTTTTTTCTCATCGTTTCCATTTTTGACAAATAGCAATAACACCCGGCGCATATCCGTTAATTTCTTGATCCCCTCTATTTTCCCACCAAAAGCAAATCTGTAATAGCATTGCCTGCTGTAGTTCTTCAGGGCATTCGGCATAACCGGCCGTATAGGTTACCTTACTGTATTCAAACGGTGTTTTGACATATAGGAACTTTATCCCGTATGTAGTAATGGCCTGTGTTACCCCTTCGGTATCAACGAATGTAGGCGTATTGTTTACTGGCCCAAATGGCAGTTCCATATCTCCCTGCGGGTTAGATAATATCGCAACAATGTTACGGGGTATTAATGAAAGCCCGGTATATTGTTCAATCTTTGTCCGTGCTGCCCTGATCCACAAAGCGAATAAAGTGTCCTGCGAAGCCGTTGTATTGTCTGCCCTGCAAAACGCTTTAGCCTGTGCCACCGTTATAGGACCGTTCACATAACCAACCTCAATGGCTGTATAGTCTTTAATAATATTATACATTTTTATGCTTATTTACAAATTTCTTAATCCATAACCCGAATGCCTCTAATTTCTTGCCATCAGTTAGTTCAATAGCACGTTTACGGGCATTATCCGATGCGGTCTGGTATTCTTTTTTGCCGTGCAATTTTATTATCTCCATTATCCACTTTTCGATATTGTTACGTTCCACAAAGATACCGTTTTTTCCAACGTTCTCTTTTAGCCCGAATGCAGTACTACATATTACCGGTATGCCGCTACACATAGCCTCCGTGGCCGTCATGCCCCAACTTTCATATTCGGATGGCATAAGTAATATTTTGGTCATGGAATATACGCTCCGAATATCGTCCATGTTGTTTAATACTGTTACGTTCGGAAGTTCACCAAGCCCGTAAGGGATGGCGTAATTATCCATATTTATCTCCGGCTTTGGTTCGTCTGTGCTTACATACTGGGTTCCATAACTGCCAATTACTTGCAGAAACTTGTATTCCGGCATTCGCTTCGCTATTTCATGTACTATCTTACCACCCTTATTTTCGTTGCAATTTATTAGCGTTATATGCTCACCCGTTGGCCCGTTGTAATGATCGTAATCTATCGGCGGAGGTAATACAAAGGAATCGTTTGCCCAAAGTTTCATGGCCTTAGCTGTTAGGCTATTGTAAACAACTCCTATCTGTTCATTCTCATCAATAGTAGGATAATCAAATGTGTTGTGCATTATCCAAATAATAGGTTTGCCCTTCGCAATGGCAACTACTTCTTTTATAACATCCAACTGGCATATAATAAGGTCATGTTTCTGAAATGCTGAACTTTGCCGGGGTATAACCATAACGCCATCGTACATATATGGCTCAAAAACAGACTTGCACATAACCGTGCATGCATGTTCACGTTGTAAATAGGTTACAATATTGTGAAGCATGGCGGTATCTCCCTTGTTATGTTTCGGCTTATAATGCGGACAATAGAATAGAATGTTCATAGGTTAATTTAAGGCAAAAGTTTATTTAAAATAATTGCGGTAAATATTAAATTAGCAATAAGTAATGCCGCAATAAATGGATGGAAAAACTGATTGCTATCTTTATGTTCATCTAATTTAACAATTCCAATAGGTTTACTTAATTGATTTAGTTCTTCTTTTATAACATACTGCTCACTTATGTACATATTTATAATATGAGTATTTCGGTCAAAATTAGCCTCTAAATTTTCAATCCTTTGAATGGTTGTTTGCTTTTTCATGGTTTAAGGTTTTAAGCAAATTAGTAACCATTTCCCAATTTACCAAATAAAAACCCCCACCTAAAAAGGCAGGGGTAACAAATAAAACCAAACATGAACAAACCAGTTCAAATATAGTGAACTTAAGCCAGTACACCAAGAGATGCAGAAGCATTAAGCAGCATATTTATTTCAGTCTGACACTCGATACGAGCAGTAACCTGATTCTGCACGAAGTTAGTACCATTTTCATAGCTCAACTCGATTGCAAGACCTTTCACTTGTACTCTTTCGATAAAGTCATTGTCAATCAATAACGCTTGACCAGTTGTAGCCCATGAAGCAGCAATAACCGGAACGCCCATGATTGTAATACCTTGACCCGGTAAAGCTACCAAGCCTGCGCCTGCATAGTAACCGTTAGTGTAGGTAGACTTAACCAATGCGCCCATATCTGTATGAGAAACAATAACGGCAGATACATTGTAGTTCAAGTCCTGCTGTGCAGTAACGAAATCAATTATTTTCTTTACGTTGTCGGTTTCAGCGGAAGTATCAGCAGTAGCAACTCCGGTAATGGAAGCATAGAACAAAGCGTTCTCTTTCTTAAAGTAATCTCTCATTAACATTCTTGGAAGAGTTGACTGCAACCAAGGTAATGAAGTGGCCATTTGCTTAGTGAAGGTTACGGTTCCGGCAATGTACTGCTGAACTACTTTTACTTCGCTTAAAGAATAGGTGTTTTCACCCTTGGTGCTTCCTTCACTCTGTTTAGCGATGTTGTTGGCTACAGCGTTTTCACGGTAGAAAACATAAAGGCCGGTTTCGGTATTCAAAGTAGGAACCAAATCTCTAAAGTTCACTTTCTGCGAAGGTAAGATACCTTGGCGCGGTCCGTAAGAAGCTACTGGATCGCCAGAAAGGTTGTTAAGGCCCATTGCTTTCTCTTCTGATCCGAAAATGCGCTTAATTTCAGGCATATCGAAACGGATAGTCTTGCTGCTTTTCAGTTCCTTAATCAAATCGCCGTCTACACCTTCCTGCGCAAATTTGTATTGGCTCAAAGCATCTCCGATACCTTCGTTAAGACTTTTCTCAACTACTGGGCCGGATGGCTTACCATTGGTTACAAACTCATCATACTGCGCCTGCAATGCTTGTTTAGCTTCTGCAATTTCGGTAGCTGACTTGGTTTCTATCGCTTTCTGCAAATCGGCCATTTTAGCCTCCATTGCTGCGGTTGTTTCTTTACTCTTTGCCTCTGCGTTGTTGATCGCCTTAGCTGTTAATTCTGACAGGGATTTAATCTCTACTGCCAGATCGTTATTTACTTCACTCATTTTAATAAGTTTTTGATTGATGAATTTGATTCGCGTAAAGCCTTTAAAAGTGCATCATTGTTTAGCGGCTCAACTGCCTTAGCGGCGGGTTTAGTGCTTAATTCCAATATCTTACCCTGTATTTGCTTTATCTCTATTTCCAAAAGACCAAATGTCTGGTCTGTGAAAGTTCCGGATTTAAATGCTGCCGATAATTTATCCAATCGCTTTACAAGCGTTTCAAAACTCATATCGTCAAGCATTGATTTTGTTACACCGAGCGTTGGGGTTTCAGGATTAGCACCAAATAGCACGGCTGAACCTTCGAACAATATGACTTCTGAAATAGTCCTTACCCCGCTTTTGTCTACCGATGCCTTTACGGTCTGAAACCCTACACTATGCTCATTAATGCAGCCTGCGTTGTATAATTTTATTGCATCTTCTCCTATCTCTGTATCTACAATTTCAGTAACGGCGATAAGCATATCACCTTCGATATACAGTTCCTTTGGCTTGCCTAAAGCATACTTTAAAGCTGCTTTATGGTCTACCAATGACCATATCTGGTTTTTACCTTTTGGTCCGCGTTCCTGAATTGTCTTATTGTAGCACCCTGCCGCCATTATATCATTATCCAAATCAATATTGCCAAGTCTTGACCATACGGCCTTAACTGTGCGTTTCTCAACATCTACATCCATGATGGATTGCATTGCATCTACTGACTTTAAACTGTACATTGCCATACCACAAAATTAATCAATTAAAAATTATCGTTTTCGATAGTTGAGATAAGTTCGTTTATCAGCATATTTCCGATACTGAAAGATGCAGCCAATGTAGCTATACGAAGGAACTGATTACCCGCCGTTGGCATTGTTTGGCTCATTGGTACAAGGTTGCCCGCGCCATCACGAATAGGAACGAAGGCCACCGTACATCGGCAGTTGCATACATTACCCGCACTTGCTGTCGGATCGCCGGGATATTGCATGGCATCTATTGACTTGGTAGAGGGAACGATAAAGTAGTCGGCATAGTTCACCGTACGGCCAGACATATGCAAGTGGTCATACTGATCACGCGGTATGCGTCTTGTTCTGCTGTCGTTGGCACTTATCCATTTCTTTTGAACGGCTATATCCATTTCTGCTGCCGATAACATTGCGCCTGCATTGGCAGCCTTCATTGTTTCAGTTCGTACTATTAGTTCAGCCCTTGAACGTGTTATATCCGAACTTTTTAATGCGGAAACTGTTTTCTTCACGCCCCATCCTTCGGCATTGGCCTGCTGTAATACCATTTCAATCTGCTTCTTAGTGGTCTTGGTGATAGGTGCAACCGCTTGCGTTAATAAGTTCTGCCGGTAGAATTCGTTGGTCATCCAACGTAGTTTTTCAATCGGATCTGTTGGTGCTGCCTTACGGGCTTGTCGTTTAATTTGTTGGCGCACATATAAAGCGTTTTGCAGCCCGGCGCTTTCATATAATGCCCGCAATACCTTAGTGAGCGGCTTAGTAGGTAAATCGGTTACGGTACGGCCTTCTTCATAATTATCCGCAAAATAGCTTATCTGTGCCTGCAATGCAAGGTACACCGAATTGCGGTAGGCATCTTGAACGGATGTGATAAGTTTAAGGAATCGTTTCTGGTTACTGTCCATAATCGTTCAATCCGTTTGGAATAGTTATCGGCGCCGGTGCAATTACTTCATCAAGTGTTGTGCTGCCAGATCCGATAATGATACTGTTAAGTTGTTCAGGCGTATATCCTTCGGTTGATTCTCCAAGTATCTCCAACTTGCGCTCTGTGCGAATCGGTGCATCTTTCAGCCATTGAACCTGCATGGCCTTATCTTCCTGAAGTTCACCGTATACAGATGAATCAAAGTCAATAACTGTTTTTTGACCGCCCCAATCCTTCATGAATTTACGGTTAAACTGATCGCGAATAGATGCAAGCATTGGTAATGCACATCGAACAGTTAGGGCTTTTTCACCTTCTTTTGTGTTGCTGAAAGTCTTATTATCCGGATCGTTTAGTAGTTGTGATGGCACACCGTACACATTACATAATGCCCGTAAGTCCATGTTTTCGGCATTCAGTAAGTCCAAGTCAACCGGGCTTAATCCAAATGGAACAAACCCAACCTTATAACCGCTTGCCTCTATCTGGTTCACGTTCTTACTTCCCTGATTGCGGGCCAATGTCTTGCGTATGTCCTGTGCTTCTTGTACTGATTGTGCCGGATCGTAGCGGTCATCGGCCACAAATACCATTCCTTTAGGGCCGCCGTTCTGGTAGTTACTCACCGCCGCTTGTTTTCCTTCATTGGAACGGGTAAGCACCTTTGCGGCTGCCTGTAATGGTGAAAGGCCGTACAACTGATTGCCGACTATATTCCAGTTAGGGTTAAAGTATTTATCGTGCAGTATTTCCTGTGTATTAAAGTTCTGGGTAAATTGTAGATACAACTGATACCCAACAGGCGTAACCGGGAATACATTCAAGTTGGCTAATATGCTCATATACTGCGATGGCATAACGTACAGGCCAAGTGGTGCGCCTTTATTGATTCCTACCGGTATCTGTTTGCCATAAACATAAGCGTTTCCGGTAATAAGTTTGAATGCGGTGTATGCTTCCACTATATCACCCCATGAATCGTTTTCGTTCGGGAATTGCAACAAATTAGTCAATCTGCCGCCTACCTTAACAGGTTCAAGGGCCTTCATGTGCAGATCTGCTAACTGTTTTCCACTAAGCGATATATCTTTCGATTTAATAATTGAACTATATTGTTTATAGGCCTTTTCATCCTTTACGGTATATTCACCCCAAGGGGCTTGTTTAACCTTGTCGGTTATTATACGAATGATTGAGTAAACAATATCATTACCTGTATATCCTTCCTTAACCTGCGCTTCGCCGTTTTGCCCTTGCCATGTAACCGTTCCATTGTTCACCATTTGCGAATTGGAAACTTGCGGTAGCATTATGGCAATGCCTGCGGGCTTATCGGCCGTTACTTTTGTAAGCGGTAACTTTTCGATACGTTTTATGTTTAAGCCAAATAAATTCATTTGCGAAATTTAAACAAAGATAATCATTATATTTAGCGCGATATTATCACGTTCTCGTTGTTCTCGTATACTTTCTTGGTCATGCCTGCTTTTGAGCAGTAGTCAATTATGGCATTTCGAACATCTCTGTTGCTGTTATGCTCTATGCACACCATTGCTGTATGTTTCAGTTCTATTTGGCAAAGTACATCCAGATCCAAGCCCTCACAGTCAATTGTGATAAAATCGTAAGTATCTATTATATCAGCATATGTTACTGCTTTAACCTTTATCTTTTTAAACTCCGTACCATGCCAACGGTTACACTCAGATTCTACAGCGGTAGCCAATAAGGAACTATCACCGTTGCCAACGTGTTCACCCATATCGAAGAATTCAATCCGGCCCTTCTCATTGGCGATTGCCACGTTCAGGCATTCTACCATGTTATTATCGTTGTACAATGCAGATAGCTTTTTAAACGCTATCGGCGAAGGTTCTACCAGTAAGCCAGACCAGTTTAATGATTCTAACAAGTACCGGCTATTTGAAAATGTTTGCCCATC